TTAGAGAGCAGTTAGAAACAATGACAGATAGACTAGAAAAACAATTTATATATAGATTAGGTAAGAAATATGGATTGATTATAGAAACAAATAATAAAGTTAAATTTTATTTTGAAAGAAGTGAAGAATAATGAGATTGCGAAAAGATGATCCTGTTTATTATGCAGAAAAAATAAATAAGTTGATTAGATAAAACTAGGGATTTTTTTAGAATAATACGTTTAGAAAATGAATAATATGGAAATAATCAAAAAGTATTTATGACAATAAGTAGTATAACTATGGTAGAAAAATAAGGGGTAAAATTTATGTGGAGAATAAAAATGTTTTTAGACGATATTTTTAGAAAGAAAAAGTTAATTATTAAAGGCAGAAAAGATAGAGTTAAATATATAACTTCTCATATATATCATAATTGTATAAGTGATATATATTTAACAGAGAACAATATATGGATTGAAATTAAAAATAATAATTATGATAAACCTCTAATAATTGCAAAAGAAGATATAAAGAGAATACTAATAAGCATGAATGATATAAAAGTATATGAAAAATATTTTGGTTAATTTGGTGGAAAATAGAATGTTGAGAAAAAAGAGAATGTAAAAAATATATGACTAAGGAGGAAATATGAAACAACATATTGAAGATAGAGTTTTAAATGTTGCTGATTATATTATAAATAATAAGTCTACTATAAGAGAAACAGCTAGGTTGTTTGGTGTTTGCAAGTCAACCATTCATAAAGATATTACAATTAGAGTATTAAAATTAAATCCTCAAAAGGCTATTGAGGTTGAAAAAGTTATGTTATTTAATAAAAGTCAAAGACATTTAAGAGGAGGAGAAGCTACTAGGAAAAGATATGAAAATGCTAGAAAATTAAATAGACAAGCTATTTAAGGTGTTATAATACAAGGTATGGAATTCATATCTTGTATTATTTTTTTGAGGTGATTTTATTATGGATAAGGCATTATTTAAAAAGACAGAATGGCAACTATATAATTATTTTGAGAAGGATTCTAAAATAAAAGCAGCAGAGAGCAAGAGAGATTTATTAAAGAAAAATATAGAAGCTTTGGAATGTAAAATTAAAAATACAGATATAAAATTAGTCCCAGATGTCAAAAGTGTATGTTTTAGTGAGAGAGTTCAGACATCAAATGATGGTATTAGTATTGCTGAAAGAAATATGATTAACTTAATAGATAAATTTGAAAGAGAAATTGAGAAAAAGGAAGCTCAAATAGTTGATTTAGAATTATCTATAATGAAAAATAAAGAAGATAATGAAACTTTAGATAAGTTTTTTGATGAAAAATTAAATGACTATTATAGAAAGCTTTTAGAGTATAAATATAGAGATGGTGATTCTAATATAGAAATTTGTAATAAATTAAGCGTAAGTGAAACTAAGCTTGTAAAAGATAAGAAAAAAATTATTGAAAGAGTATCAAGATGGGAAGAAAGTTTTCTATCTTGATAGGTGGGAAATTTTTCGAAAGTTTTTTGCAAGCTTTTAAAAGGTTTTTAAATAGTTTCTTTGATAAAATATATGAGATAATATGTATGGTGATAAAAGTTAAACGCTGTTGATGAGAGTTCTCCTTTTTTGTAGCGTAAAAGCAAGGTGTAAAAGCCTTGCTAACATGGAAGGTCTCCAGTTGGGTGTGCAAAAGGTGGTTCGAATCCAATGCCTTCCTAAATTGTGCTTCTCATAAATTTTAGCACCCTTTAAAATTCTAAATACCCTTTTTACTTTAAAGAAGGAGAAATCCTTCTTGTGGGAATATAGTTCAATGGTAGAACGGTTGGCTGTTAACCGACGAATGGGAGTTCAATTCTCTCTGTTCCCTCCACTAAATTTTAATAACCCTCTAGGAAGGGATTACATAATAAAGAATCTAGTTTAGGCTAGGTTCTTTTTAATTTTAAAGAAAGAAGGTGAGTTCATGGCAAAGTCTAAATGGGAAACTCATGTTAAAGATAAATTGATGTTAGTTGAAGCTTGGGCAAGAAATGGGCTCACTGATGAACAAATATCAAAAAAATTAGGAATAAGTAAAGATACGTTTTATAAGTATAAAAAAGACTATTCTGACTTTTCTGACTCCCTAAAAAGGGGAAAAGAAGTTATAGATGTAGAAGTAGAAAATGCCTTACTCAAAAGAGCTTTAGGTTATAAGTATGATGAAGTAACTAAAGAACTTATTGAAGATGAAGAAACTGGAATATCTGAATTGAAAGTAACTAAGGTAGTGACAAAAGAAGTTATACCAGATACTACAGCACAGATATTCTGGTTAAAGAATAGAAAGCCAGAAGAATGGCGAGATAAAAAAGAGGTTAAGCACGATGGTAATATAAATAATCCATATGAAAACTTAACTAAGGAACAGTTATTGAAAATAGCTGATGAATATGATGGATAAAAAGTTAATACAATTAGGTGCTAAGATAGAACTTGCAAGGCGTGAGTTCTTTTTTTACTGCAATTTAATAGCACCTGATTTTTATAAAAAGAATAGAAAGTATCTTGTTGATTTATGTAATGAGTTCCAAGAGTTCTATGAGAGTGATGATGAGGTATTAATAATAAATGAACCTCCTAGACATGGGAAGAGTAGAACTGCATCAATGTTTGTTGAATGGGTATTAGGTAAAAATCAAGATGAAAAGATAATGACAGGATCATATAACGAAACATTATCTACCATGTTTTCTAAGAATGTTAGAAATGCAATTCAAGAAGAGAAGGCAGATAAATACAAGCCAGTTTTTAGTGATGTATTTCCTAATGTCAAAATAAAACAAGGTGACGGTGCTATGAATCTTTGGAGTTTAGAAGGTGGATATAATAATTACCTTGCTACAAGTCCAACAGGAACAGCAACTGGATTTGGTGCTAGTCTTTTAATTGTAGATGACTTAATCAAGAATGCGGAAGAAGCTTATAATGAGAATGTTAAAGAAAAACATTGGGATTGGTTTACTAATACAATGCTGTCGAGATTAGAAGAAGGTGGAAAGATAATTATTATAATGACCAGATGGGCTAGTGATGATTTAGCAGGAAGAGCTTTAGAACATTATAATAGTCAGAATACAAAGGTAAGACATATAAGCATGAAAGCATTACAAGATGATGGAACAATGCTTTGTGATGAAGTTTTATCAAGGAAAAGTTATGAAGCTAAAACAAAGGCTATGGGAGAAGATATTGCAATGGCTAACTATCAACAAGAGCCTATAGACTTAAAAGGTTGCTTATACAGTTCATTTAAGACGTATACTTCAATACCAGTTGATGATAAAGGTAAATGTCTATTTACTTCTATAAAAGCTTATTGTGATACAGCTGACACTGGAGATGATAACTTATGTAACATCATATATGGTGAGTATAACAAAGAAGCGTATGTGTTAGATGTATATTATACAAAAGAAGGTATGGAAGTAACAGAAAAAGAAGTTGCTAAGAGATATTTAGAACATCAAGTTAATAGAGCATTAATTGAATCAAATAATGGTGGAAGAGGATTTGCAAGATCTGTAGAAAGAATACTTAGAGAAAATTTTGGTAGTAATAAGACTAAAATAGAATGGTTTCACCAAAGCAATAATAAGGTTGCTAGAATACTATCAAACAGTACTTGGGTTATGGAACATATATATTATCCTGCTAACTGGAGAGATAAATGGCCAGAGTATTATAATGCTATGGTTAAGTATCAAAAAGAAGGTAAGAACAAGCATGATGACGCACCAGATGCAACTACTGGGGTAGCAGAACAGTTCACTAAGAAAAAGAAAATAACTATAAGAAGTAAATCTAAATTAGGAATAAGGTAGGTGATAAAATGGCTATAGTAAAAGATAAAAGTTTATTAAATGAAGATGGTAGCGTACCAATAGAACTTTTAAGTAAGTGTATAGAAGAGCATAAAGGTTTAATAAGTAGATATGAAGTATTAAATAATTATTATGACGGTAAACATGAAATATTAAATAGAAGATTTAATAATGTAAATATTCCTAATAATAAGATTGTTTGTAACCATGCACAATATATAAGTGATATGGCTACAGGATATGTATTTGGTATTCCAATACTATATAGTGGAGAAGGATCAGAAGAAATAAACAATATATTTACTGAAATAGATGAAGATAGTCATAATAATGAGTTAGCTTTAGATATTAGTATATTAGGAGTTGGTTATGAATTACTTTACATGAATGATGATGAAGTTCCTTATCCAGAATTAGCAACAATAAGTCCATTAGATAGTTTTTTAGTAGTTGATAGTACAGTTAAATCAAAGCCTATGTTTGGAGTTTCTTATAATGCAAGATTAGATATAGACAATCAAATAAAAGGATATGATGTTAATGTATATACTGATAAAGAGGTTATACATTATTTTTTTACTGATTTAAATAGTAAATCACCTACTGAAGAAGATAGAAAACCTCATTATTTTAATGGTATTCCTTTAATTGAATATAAAAATAATAAGAAGCTTATGGGAGATTTTGAAGGTGTTATTACTCTTATAGATGCTTATAATAAGCTTCAAAGTGATAGAGTTAATGATAAAGAACAATTAGTTGATGCATTTTTACTTATAGTAGGACAATCTTTAGGTGATAATGGAGATGAAGTAAGTGAAACGGTTAAATATCTAATGGAGAATAAAATAATTGAGTTAGATAAAGAAGGGGATGCTAAATGGTTAGTTAAGCAGCTTAATGAGGAGCAAACAGAAATATTAAAAAAATCACTTAAAGATGATATACATGAGTTTTCGAAAGTGCCATGTTTAACAGATGAAAACTTTGTTGGAAATGCATCTGGAATAGCTATGAAGTATAAACTCTTAGGATTTGAACAGTTAGGAAAGACAAAGGAAAGATATTTTAAAAAGGGCTTAAGGCAAAGACTTAAACTTATGTCTAATATAGAAAATATAAGAGCAAAACATATTGATTCATCAAAGATAGATATTATCATGAAGAGAAGTTTACCAGTAGACGAAGAATTATTAGCTAGAATATCACAAGAAACATCTGATTTATTAAGTTGGGAAACTAGGGTACAAAGGTTTGATAGTGAAATAGATGTTGAAGAAGAAAGAAAAAAACTTGATGAAGATAAAAAGAAAGATATAGAGGAGAAGCAAAAGGCTTTTGGATCATATAACTTTAAGCATGATATAGATGATAAGGGGGATGATAAAGATGAAGATTCTAGCATGGATAGTGTTAATAATGGGTAGCATAATTTCCTTAGTAACATTTAAAAGTATTTTTACTGGTAAAACTATTACTGATAGAGTTAGTCAATTTATTACCTTTGTGCTTTGGATATTAATCTGTATTTTATCTATATATGTTATAAGGATATAAGATTATGAAAAAGAGAAGTAAGCATTATTGGGAGCAAAGAGCTAACTCTAGGGTGGCATATTATCATAAGAATAGTGATGAAACTATATTTAAGATTATTAAAGCTTATGATAAAGCTATAGCTGACATAAATAGTGATATAAACAAGATATTTAATAAGTATGCAATAGAATATGGATTGAATAAAACAGAAGCAAGGCAATTATTAAACTCTTATATAAATGCTAAAGAGTTAAAAGGTATAAGAGATAAAATTAAATATATTCAAGATGAAGAATTAAAAAAATATCTAATGGCACAATTAAATTACTCTCCTTATAAGGCTCGTATAACTCGGTTAGAAGCTTTAAAGGAGAGTATTTATATTAACACTAAATTATTATCACAAGAGGAATTAAAGCTAAGTACAAGCGATTATATTGATAATATGAAAGAAGCATATTATCGTAATATATTTGACATTCAAAAAGGAGTAGGGTTAGCTTTTACTTTTTCTGAAATGCCTACAGATTTTATAGAAGAAGTATTAAGAAATAAATGGAGTGGAAAAAACTATTCTCAAAGAATATGGAAAAATACAGATGTATTAGCAGAAAGACTAGAAGAAGTAATAACAAGTGGTTTAATGAGTGGTAAAAGTTCAAAGAGAATGGCTAAAGAACTTGATGATTTAAGTAATTGTGGAAAGTTTGCATCTGAAAGACTTATAAGAACAGAAACCACATACGTAACTAATATGGCAGAAATAGAAAGCTATAAGGAATGTGATATAGATAAGTGTGTTTTTTTAGCTACTTTAGATTTAAGAACCAGTAAGATATGTAGGAGCATGGATGGTAAGATTTTAATTGTTGGAAAAGCTAAGCCAGGAGTTGATTTACCACCATTACATCCGTTTTGTAGAAGTACAACTATAGCATATCTAGGTAAAGAAAATTTAGAAGGACTTCAAAGAAGAGCAAGAGATCCTGTAACAGGAAAGAACTATATCATTAAAAATATGAGTTATAATGAATGGTATGAAAAGTTTGTAGTTAATAATAAGGGGGATTAAATTATGGATAAGAAAATAGAGTTAAATGAAACAGTTCAAATGATGGTCAGTGAAGACTATAAAGAGAGATTTAAAGCGGAGTATTTACAGTTAAAAATAAGAATAACTGGATTAAGTAATATGCTTAAAAAGTATAAGGAAGGAACATTAACGTTTAAACCTACTTGTAGTTATGAATTGCTACACACTCAATTAGTTTACATGGAATGCTATTTAAATACACTTGAGGAAAGAGCAAAAATAGAAGGAATAAAACTTAAAGGAGGAGTTGAATAATGAAAAGTTATATTAGTACAAAATTGGTTAAAGCCAAACCTATGACTAGAGGAGAATATAATAAGTTTAGAGGATGGGAGGCACCAAAAGGTGAAGACCAGACAATAGACGGATATATGATTCAATACGAAGATGGATATATTTCATGGTGTCCAGGATGTCAATTTAAAAAGCAATATTTAAAAGTTGATGATAATAAAAATCTAGCTAGTGGAGTTTCAATAGGTTATAAGATGGTAGATGACTTTATAAAAGAAGTTCATGTATCTACTATTGGAGATAAAACAACTTTAGTAAGAGCTATTCTAGTCAACGGATTTGAGATAGTTGAATCTACTGGTTGTGTAGATAAAGCTAATTATAGTGAAGATATAGGAGCAGAAATTTGTTTAAATAAGATTAAAGATAAAATATGGTATCTATTAGGATTTTTATTACAAACAGCATATAAAGGTGTTAAGTAAGTCTTAGAAATAAGGCTTTTTTATTTTGCCCAAAACGTACTTAAGGCGTAAAACTGTGTATGGTATTTAGTCATACGGACGTTAAACGGAGGTATTCAATGAAAAATAAATTTATAAGAAAAATGTTAGAAGCTGATACAGGTACAGGAGTTAATGGTGGAGGAAATCAAGTTAATTCTGACACTACAACTACAGACAATACTACTGAAACTACAGATAATTCTAACAATCAAACAGAAACAACAGAAAAAACTTTTACTCAAAAAGATGTTGATAAGTTAATTCAAGATAGATTAGCTAGGGAACAGTCTAAATGGGAAAAGAGGGTAAAAGATGAAAGAACAGAAGCTGAGAAACTTGCTAAGATGAACGCTGAACAAAAAGCAAAATATGCAGAAGATAAGAGAATAGAAGAATTAGAAAGAAGAGAAAAAGAAATTACTACTAGAGAATTAAAGGCACAAGCTTATGAAACTCTAGCAGAAAAGAATTTACCTAAAGAGTTAATAGGAACTATTAATTTTGAAAGCGCTGAAACTTGTAATGCAAGTATTGAGGCTGTAGAGAAAGCATTTCAAAGCGCAGTTGAAAAAGCTGTAAATGAAAAATTAAGAGGGGGAGATCCTCCTAAAAGTAGTCAAGGAAAAGCAAGTATCGACGCAGCGTTAAGAGCGGCGTTTGGACTTAAATAAAATAAGAAAGAAGGAATATAAAAATGGCAAATAAAATTACTTTAGCGAAGAAATATGTACCTTTATTAGATGAAGTTTATAAGAAATCAGCGTTAACTTCAATATTAGATAGTGATCCTACTTTAGCAAGAGAGGGAGCTAATGCAAATGAAATAGTAATACCTAAACTAGATATGGATGGATTAGCTGATTATGATAGAAATTCTGGTTATACTGGTGGAGATGTAACTCTTACTTGGGAAACTAAGAAATTTAACTATGAAAGAGGAAGAATGTTCAATGTAGATGCTATGGATAATGAAGAAACAGCAGGGCTTGCATTCGGTAAGTTAGCTGGAGAATTTTTAAGAACTAAGGTTGTTCCGGAAGTAGATGCCTTTAGATTTGCTTCATATGCTTCAACATCAAATGTTTCATTAGTATCTGCAAATTTAACAGATGGCGAATCTGTTATAAAAGCATTAAGAGCTGCTTCAACTAAAATGGATGAAGACGAAGTAACTGCAGAAGGGAGAATATTATTCATTACACCAACTTTAAAAGGTATGGTAGATGATTTAGATACTACCAAATCAAAGGAGGTATTAAAGAAGTTCTCTAGTGTAATTGAAGTACCTCAAAGTAGATTTTATTCAGCTATAGAATTAAAGGATGGTAAATCTTCAGGAGAAGAAAAAGGAGGATTTGCTAAAGCAGGAAGTGCTAAGGATTTAAATTTTATTATAGTTGAACCATCTGCAGTGATTCAATTTCCTAAACATGTAGTTCCCAAAATTATTTCACCAGAGCAAAACCAAAAGTCAGACGGTTGGTTATTTGGCTATAGAAACTATGGCATAGCAGAAACTTACGAAAATAAGGTTGCAGGTATATATGTACATACTAAAGAGTAGGAGGTAAATATGGGGAAGATAATAGGAAGAGTTTTCAAAGAAGAATTAGAGGATTTTACAGGAAAGTTACCAGTTGAAGAATTAGAGAGTTTTACATTAACTCAGCTAAAAGAATTTGCTAAAAAGTTAAATATAGAATTTGATTCTAAAATTAAAAAAGAAGATCTTATCAAATTAATTGAAGAAAATCAAAAGGAAGAGTAAAACTTCCCTTTTTATGAGGTGTTTATTATGATGCAAGTTGATAAACTCATTCTAAGATTACCAGATATAGATATAAATTTAGCATTTCAACTTTTAGAAGATGCGGAAGCTGAAATATTAGATTTTTGTAATAGAAGTGTTCTTTTAAAGAAGATGGAGCCTTTACAAAGAGAATTAGCCATTATTTATTACAATCGTATGGGCAGTGAAGGGGAGAGTTCTAGGAGTGAAGGTGGCGTAAGTGTATCTTATTCTACAGAAATTCCTGGAAGTCTAAAAGCTAGATTAATTAGCTATAGAAGGTTAAAAGCGGTAGGTATTGCAAATGAGAATAAAAGATAAAAAAACTTATTACTTAAAGCGAAAAACACTAATCGAGGATAGTGAAGGTGGAAAGTATTCAGGATATTCAAATGAAGCTATAGAAATAGAAGCTAATATTTATCCTGCTAATGGTAGGTTGCAAGGTGAGATTTATGGTGAAAGATTGAAATATATACAAAATATGCTCTATGATGGTTCAGAAACCTTAAATGAAGATGATGGAATATGTGTTTACGTATCTAAGGATAGTGAACCAGATTATAAGGTTATAAGTATAAAAAGGTACTCTCATATGATGATTGAATTGGAGAAAATACAATGAGTATAAATGGAGTAGAAAGATTATTAAAGAAACTTGATAAATTATGTGGAAATTCAGAAGAAGTACTATATAAAACTTTACAAAAACAAGGGGAGCTAGTAAAAAGTGAAGCTAAAACCTTATGTCCAGTTGATACTGGGGACTTAAGAAAGAGTATAAGAAAAAGTACAAAAAGATATAAAGGTAAAATTGTAGCTAGAGTTTATACGAATAGTGATCATGCTGCATATGTTGAATTTGGAACTGGAAAAAGAGGGGAAGCTTCTAATACTAATAGTAATGTTGAAGTTACATACAAGCAAGACTGGAGCGGAATGGAAGCACAACCTTATTTATATCCAGCACTTAAGAATAATGAGGATAGGGTAATGAAAAATATAAAAGAAAATTTAAAGGAAGCTATAAGGGAGGTTGCTAGAAGATGATAAATGTAAAAAGCCAAGTGTTTGATGCAATTAAAAGCATATGTGAAAACGTAAGTGATAGTTATCCGTCAGAATGGGCAAAACTACCTGCTATACAGTATGTCGAAGAAGATAATAAGGTATATGAGTTTACAGATGGTAAAGAAGATAAATCATATATTAGATATAGAATTGATATATGGAATAACAGAAGTACGTCAGAATATGCAATGGCTGTTGATAGTAAATTAGCTCTATTAGGGTTAAGAAGAATATTATGTCAAGATGTTGCAGATCCAAGCGGATTAAAGCATAAGGTTATGCGATACGAAGGTATTATAGATAATAAGACAGAATTTGTATATCAGTAATAAGGAGGGATATAAATGTTAGCTAACGGAACTAAGTTAGAGTATAAAAAAAAGAGTGGGGGGAGCTACACAGTATTAACAAAATTGAAGGAAATACCTGAAATTGGAGAGGAAGCAGAAAAAGTTGAAAATACATGTTTAAGTGATCCTGTAAAGATGTATGAATATGGGATAGGAGATCCAGGAGAGTTAGAATTTAAGTTTGTATATGATAATTCCTCAGAAAGTAGCTCATATAGAATATTAAGAAAAGCAGCGGAAGCAAAGGAAGTGCTTTTATTTAAAGAAACATTAGTAGATGGAACAGCATTGGAATGGGAGGCTCAAGTAAGTGTTAAATTAGGTGGCGGTGGTGTTAATGGAGCTATCGAATTTACGTGTAAGATGGCTTTACAATCAGAAATAGCAGTAACAGACCCATCTTGAAAGAGAGTAAAAGAAGAAAATCAAAGAAAATAGAGGTGGAATAGAAAATGGCAAGAAAACAATTTGCGACATGGGAAGTATCAGGAGAAGAATATAACTTAAAATTAAAAACATCTACATTATGTAAATTAGAAGAGAAGTTAGGGACAAGTGTACTTAATGTTATAAGTAATGGAGGTATGCCTTCATTAACTGTAATGTTAACAATAACACATTATGCAATGAAAGATTATAATTCAAATTTAAAATTTACAGATGTTCAAAACTTATTTGATAAATACATAGATGAAGGAGGTTCGCAACTTAAATTCTTTACTGATGTAGTAATGGATATATTTAAAGTAAGTGGTTTTTTCTCAGAAGCTCAAGCGGAGAAGATGGAGGAGACACAACTTCAAGCGGAGGAGCTACTAGAAAACTAAATAGTCTTAGTGAACTTATAGAAGGATTATACCCTCAATTTTTAGATATGGGGTATAGTCCTTCTTTATTTTGGGATTCATCTATATTAGAAATATATGATTTGATGGAAAGTTACAATAGAAGGCAAAAGTTAAAACAAGAAGAAAAAGAAGCAGAGTTAAAGGCTAATATAGTACTTAATTCAGTATTAGCTCGTCAAATAGGTGAATATGTAGCCTGTTTATTTAGTGAAGAAGCTAGAATAACACAAATTAATGAATTATTTCCTACTTTATTTAAAGATGAAAAAGAAGATGAAAAGAAAATAGAACATGATATGGCTTTATATAAAGCTAAAATGGAGGCTTTTGCATTTAGGCATAACAGCAATTTTAAAAGAAAGGGGGAATAGTTTATGGATGCTGTCACTCTTGAAAGCTTACAGGTAATAATAGAGGCTCAAACGCAAGGTTTAAAATCGGAAATGAATAGAGTTAAAAAAGAAATAAAAGGAATGACTGATACTGTAAATAGAGAAACAGGCAAAGTAAGAAACGCTTTTAAGAATCTATTTAAAGGTGCTATTTTTGCATATGGATTAACAAAGATTGCACAACTTGCTAAGGAGTCAATAAAAATGGCTATGGAAGTTGAAGGAGCAGTTCAACAGATAAAAAGAACTATGGGCGAAAGTTCACAGATGTTCTTGAAATGGGCTAAAGATAATGGATTAGCTTTTAATTTAGCACAGTCTGATGTTATGAAATTTGGAGCAATATATTCTAATTTATTAAGTGGATTTGCTGGTGGAACTAAGCAAACTATGCAGTATACGCAAGAACTTTTAAAAGCATCATCTATTATAGCGAGTGGAACTGGTAGAACTATGGAAGATGTTATGGAAAGAATTCGTTCTGGTCTATTAGGAAATACAGAAGCTATTGAAGATTTAGGGATAAACGTAAATGTTGCTATGCTACAATCTACAGAAGCTTTTAAAAGATTTGCTAATGGTCAAGAATGGAATGACTTAAGTTTCCAAACTCAACAACAGATTAGATTATTTGCAATTTTAGAACAAACGTCAAGTAAGTTTGGTAATGAAATTATGAATAATACTAACTCTAGTATGCAACAGTTAGTAGCTGTACTTAAAGATGTATGGTTAAACTTAGGAAATGCTTTCTTACCAATACTCAATATAGTATTACCTATATTGACTAATTTTGCTATGGCATTAAGAACAATAACAGGATATGTTGCAGCTTTTATGCAAACACTTTTTGGGAAGAGTAAAAAAGCTGTTGAAGGTTCTAAAATAGCAACCAATACAATGAATAAAGCTAAAAGTGCCGCTCTAGGTGGAGCTAATGCACAAACCGGATATAACAAAGCATTAGATAAGACGGGTGAAACTGCTAAAAAGACAGCTAAAGAAGTTAATAGACTATTAGGTGGATTTGATGAAATAAATTCAATTAGTGATAGTGGTTCAAGAGGTGGAGGATTACCTAAAGCAGATAAGACACCTTTGCCAGCTTCACCATTACCAGAGATAGGTGGAATTGTACCGATAGATTGGGGATTTGATGAAGAACCAGATATAAGCGGAGTTGTTAGTGCTGCCGAAAAAGTTAAGGCTATTATTAATAACATTGTTGATTTTATAAAAGAAAATAAAGAAATTATCATCTCAGTAATATCTGGATTGGTAGCTACAATTTTATCTTATTTTGTTATCACTAATTGGTCTTCAATAATGACTACTATAGGAACAGTAGTAGGATATATTAAGTTGATACCAACTGCATTAGGAGTTGCATTTTTAAATTTAACATCTCCTGCTGCACTTGTAGCTATGGGGATTGGTTTAGTTGTTGGTTCGATAGTTTATTTATGGCAAACATCAGAAAGTTTTAGAAATAGTGTTATGACTATTATTAATGGTATTATGGAAATCTTAAAGAGACTATGGAAGGAAATATTATCTCCAATATTCTCATTTTTGGCAGATGTATTTGTTACCATATTAAAACCTATAGCCGAGTTTATAGGTACTGTTGTTTGTGATGTGGTAGAAGCTGTATTTAAAGTATTGGAAAGTTTATGGATAAATATACTAGAACCTATAGCTAATTTCCTTATAGATATATTTGGAGAAGCATTACAAGGTGTTATAGAAATATGGGAAGCATGGAAACCAGTTATAGATTTAATATTCGATGGTATCAAATGGTTGTGGGATAATATGTTAAAACCATTTGTAAACTTTGTTGCTGGTAGCCTTATAAAAAGTTTTGAACAATTAGGTCCTGCTGTTAGAGAAACGCTAGGTATTGTAAAAAATATGTTTAGTGGATTAATTGATTTTATTGTAGGTGTATTTACCGGAAATTGGAGTAGAGCATGGGAAGGTGTAAAAAAAATCTTTGGTAGTATATTTGAGGGTATAGGAAAACTTGCAAAGAGACCTATTAATGGAATAATAAACATAGTTAATACACTTATACGAGGTTTAAATAAAATTCATTTGCCTGATTGGGTTCCTGTAATTGGTGGTAAAGGCATTAACTTGCCTGAAATACCTAAATTAGCTAAAGGTGGTATTGTAGATAGTGCTACTCTTGCAGTTGTAGGAGAAGCAGGTAAAGAGGCAGTAATGCCACTTGAAAATAATACAGGTTGGATAACACAATTAGCAGATAAAATTGCTAATAGAACGCCACAAAGTTCTACTAATAATGATAAACCTATCACATTGAAGTTTGAGTTTAAAGTAGAAACTTTAAAGTTTGCTAAAACAATTTGTACAACTTTAAATAAATTAGGAGAAAGTAATGGCGGTGTAATACCGATAAATATTTAGGAGGTGGGTATATGTTTAGAGTAAATGGAGTAGCTATGCCTACTCCTAAATCTTTTACTGTAAATATAGCTGATTTAGACGGAGAAAGTAACAGAAATGCAGATGGTGAACTTATAAGGGATAGAATTGCAACTAAAAGAAAGTTAGAAATAGAATATCAACCATTATACCCTTATGAGATTTCTTTAATATTAAAAGCTATATCTCCAGTTTTTGTTGAGGTAGAATTTCCAGATCCGCAAGAAGGTAGATTTATTACCAAGACTATGTATGCAGGTGATAAGTCATCTCCGATGTATAGTATTATAAACGGAAAGCCTAAATGGAGTGGCTTGAAATTTAATTTAATAGAAAAGTAGGTATAGATATGTTAAATGTTACAAAGAGTTATGATGATGTTATGTCTAAAGATGGCAGAATAATAAAAGTAAAATTTGTGTTTAATGACAGAGAATTTGATGGAGAACAAATACAAGAGTTTACATTAGAGGATGATATATTAACAAATGATGTATTTCAAATAGGTACATTTATAATGTCGGTAGGGACTGCGAAATTAATAGATGTAGATTATAAATTTGGAGGTAAAGAGTTTGAATTATATATCGGAATATATACAGATTCTATAAATATAGAATATTTAAAAGTAGGAATATTTAAAGTCAAAACAGTTTCTAAAAAAGAAAGAATAACAAGTATAGAGTTTTGTGATAGAGCGGATTTATTTGATTGTGAATATGAAAGTATAATGGCTTATCCAGCTACTTTATTAGGCATAGCTAAAGAAATCTGTATGAATTTAGGGGTGAAATTAGTAACTAGAAAATTTATAAATTCATCTTATACAGTACCTTTAAAACCTAATTTTGATGAAGGGCTAACTTACAGAAATGTTATAGCACAAATTGCAGAGTTGGCTGGTGGATATGCAAGAATAAATAGTGATGGTAAGCTTGAGTTTTTTAATCTAACTAAGTATAACAATTCTTTTTATGCAAGTAATAATACATTTACTTTAAATGCTGATGATAGGATCTTAGATAATAGATGTGTTATAGGAATAGGGAGAAAGACTTATATTGAGTTAGATACATCAGAAGCATTAACTAACACTATAACAAAATTAGTGGTTAAAGCAGGCGATGTAAAAGCAGAATTAGGAGAAGATTCTGGCTTAACTTATTTCATTGAAAATAATATTTTCTGCCAAAATCCAGTAGATGTTATAGAACCGATTTTTGATACTTTATATGACTTAAATTACAGAAAGTTAAATGTTAAATGGATTGGAAACCCTAAATATCAAGCTGGAGATCAGTTAGTAGTTTATGATGGAAATATACTTCATAACACTTATATAATGTCTAAAAAATTAAGTTTTAATGGAGCATTAAGAGAAGAATATTCAGCAGAAGGGAAAACTAAAGAAGAAACAAAAGAAGCTACTAAGGGGAATTTAACTTTAAAAGTAGAAAAAACTCTTGTGGAAGTCAAAGTTGCAAAGGATGAAATAGCTCAGAGAGTAAAAAAAGATGAGTTTGAAACATATACGCAACAAACAGCTAAAGAGATAAAACAAAAAGTAAGTAGAGGGGAAGATTTAAAAACAGAAGTAACACAAAATGCAGAGAGTTGGAAGTTAAGTATAGGTGGTAAATTAAATGGTAAGACATATAAATTTGATGGTGAAGCTTTCACTATAGGTGGTACGGAAGGGGATGTGGCTAAACATACTCCTAGTGGAAGTGAATATAAATTTACTGATGGTTCCAAAGCAATTATAAATAAAGATGGTTTTTATAATATTTTTGGTAATAGTAGAAATGAATATCATCATCTTAACTATAAGTTGTCTGCCTTAAAAAATATATACATGCCTAAAACAAATAAATATGAGTATTTATATGAAGAATATATGTATTTTGATATACCAGAGGAATTTTTTAATAAAAATGTTTCTGTTACTGTCAATATGACATCCAAGTTTTTTGATACTGCAGTTATAAGTTGTTCTCAAGCTACTTGGGGAGAAATAGAAAATAATAGACTAAAGGTGTATGTAGCAATTAATGCTTATCCTATAACTTTTGCTGTAGATCCAGAGGAAACTTTTGTTTTTTACAATGATATAGGTTGCACTCTTACATATAAACTAGAAATAAATCTTACTGCTTAGGAGGAGAGTATGAATATAGAAGATTCTTTAAAGTTAATGACTATATTTTATAGTGAAAATACAGGGAAAATTAAAACTATAGTTTCAGGAAAACAAAACATGAATGTTTATGGTGAGGATAAAAGCGATTATAACTATGGCTTTTTAGTAGTGAAAAAAGATGATTACCTATTTAATAATTTCAATAAGTTTTTAATTAAAGATAAGAAAGTGGTTTTAAGAGAAGAGTTTAAAGCTGATATACAAAAATATATAGAGGTGTGAGAGCATGGATTTACCAAGATGGAAGGATAGAATAATAGAAAGAGAAAATACTTTTGAAATTTTACAAAATAAAGATGGAACAATAACTCTTATACCAGTTACAGGTGAAGTTTATGAACAAGGAACACCTTTAAATGCATTTAATTTAAACAAATTAAATGCAGTTTCAGAATATTTAGCTAAAAAAGTTGAAAATATTAAAGTAGTTAATGTTTTAGATTTTGGAGCTAAGGGAAATGGAGTAGAAGATGATACTGATGCAATACAAAGTGCAATTAATGCTATAAAAACAGAGGAGTTTGGAGTTATAAAAGTGCCGTTAGGACAATATGTAATTTCAAAATCTATTATATTAAAAGACAACATTTATCTTTTAGGTGATGGTTTTGGAAGCAGGATAGTTCTTAAGGAAAATATATTACTGGAAGCTATGTTAGTAAATAAAGAAAAAGATAGTCATACTTATAATATAAATATATCTAATTTAGCGTTATATGGTTCTAAAAATTATGGAGCAATAAGTAAAGGTATTTCTTTATGTGGTGTATATACATCTAGTATTGAAAATGTAAAAATAACAGATTTGGCAGATACAGGTATAGAGCTAAACATGGGAAATGTGATTAGCAATACTTGTTATATTAAAAACTGTAGCGTCTATGGTAATGATGGATACGGAATTCATACACATCCTGGAACTTCCGATATACATATTAATGGAGGGGATATAGGACATAACAAACTAGACAACTTGTTAATAGAATCACCTTCAAGCTCTATATCTAATGTAAAAGCAATATGGGGTAGTAGGGAAGGGAACGGAATAGTAATAAAAGGAGATAATGTACAAGTTACAGATTGTAATATAGA